ATAGGTTTTGGTGCCGGTGGTCGCGTCCGCGAAAGTTCCGGACGGCACGACATAAATATCAATCCCCGCCAAGGAAGTGATTTTGCCGTTTTTCAATGCCGCGTCCGCGGTTGAAAAGCCGTTGGTCATCGCCGCAATCTGCACCCCCACCAAATCAGTATTCTCAATCACCAAGAAAGGTGTTTGGAATGCGTTTGCATATCCCGCCCATTTGGAATTCAAATTGGCAAGAATGGTCAACACATTCGCCGCAGTGGTGAACCCTCCGGTCGGGGTGGTGTAAGAACCAGCGGCGTCTTCGCAAAGGTTGTTTAACACCCAATTATCCACTGCCGCCGCCAAAGCATAGGTCTGCCGGTCAATCCGGTCAGCCATCATATCAAACTGACCCAACAGCGTTTCAAAATCAAAGACGTGTTCGCCAACAATAAATTCATCGGTCACCGTCAGGTAATCGTTGTTGGTCGTCCAATCAGCGACGTTGTAAGTCCCGGCCAAGGCCTGAACCGTTACCGTCGGCGTGGCGCTGTAAGGGTCTTTGATTAGATAATTGTCGCTGGTATCCACTTGACAAATAGCCGGTGCGACAATCGCGTTCTTCAAATAAGTCTGAAACGATGAAGAGCGATATTTTTCTCGCCAAGTTTGCGTTCCTTTTGTATTTCCCATAATCTGTTTTATTTAACAATTTACACCCACAGATTTGGTAAATACCCCACAGCTATTTACCCGCTCTTGCTTTCATTCTGGCCAGCGCGAGACGATCCATTTCGTCATCCGTTTCGGGGACTTTCCCTGATTTGAATTCCGACAACAGAGAGTCTTCGCTTTTCTGTTGAACTCCGCGTCTTCCCGCGCCGGTATTTGTCGCGGCGGCGGTTTTGCGGTGCTCTTCATTTTCAGCCAGCGTTGCCTTGACCACGCTTGATTTTAGGGCTTCCGCAACGGAAATCTTTTTAAATTTCGCATAATCAAGAACAACATCAATATCATCAACAGCGATATTCGCGTTCGTTAATGCGATAATATCACGTGGAGATAACTCATCACCTTCTTTGTTTTTAGGAGTTTTCTCTCCCTTGAAATCGCCTTTTGAAGCTTTTTCTGCTTTCTCGGCGCGGATTTTATAATTTTCGGCAAGTTCTTTGGCCTTTTCGGCTTCTTTGGCTTTTTCGCTCAAAGATTTAAATTCTTGCGCCAATAACTCCGATTTTTTGTCTTGAATGGCTTGTTCTTTATCCTCATCGGATAAATCCGCCAAACTCTCCGCAAAATCAGTATCCGCGTCCAATCTCTCTTGGATTAAGGCGTCCAATTCGCCGATATTTTGGTTTTCCATAGAATGTTTTTAGGGGTTGACTTCTCCCCGATTATTATTTGTTTGAATCTCTTTTTAATCTTTCAATTGTTTCTTCCGGCGTTTCATCTTTTCTCCCCGCTAAAATTTTAATTTCATTCAATCTCTGTTCCACATAATTGATAATAAAATTATGCGCAATCAATCCAATATAGATTGAGTCAGTTTCGTCGTTTTCTCTGTCAAAAACATTGCCCGGAGCATTGATAAAATCAGTAAAAACAATGTGTTGGTCTTTTTCCGTTTCCAGAAAATCAAGTTGCTGGCGCAAATAATCAATCACGTTTCTCCTTGATTTGATTTGCAATTCCGCTTTGTCCAAATCCAAATCCTCAATCCTGGGAGAAAAGAACGACCACGCATTGCCGCATTGCAATATCGGAGCATTGCCGTCCAACTGGGGTAAAAACATCTTGCGAATTACCACCATTATTTCTGTTTGCTTACGAAATGTTGTATGGACAATTGACATTTCCGCCGCATCAATTGGCAACTGCAAAAATATCTTGCGTAAGATTTTCAACATTTTGTCATCTTCGCTATCCGCGAAAATCTGCTTGATAATCTGCAATTCTTCGTTGGTGAACCTTGTTGTTTGCATATTTTTTTTCGTCCCCATAGCGCTTGCCCAACCTCGTGAGAAAAGGCAAGCGCTGTGAAGCACGAGGTTAATTATTTTTATTTGAAAATGACCGTTGCCGATATACTCGTGCCGCCGCAAACTATGCACAAACCAGTATCAAACTGCAAATCTTCTAAATCAATCGCGTCTCCCGCGGCAGGCGTGTAAGTGTCAAGCAATATCTTCCCTGTCGCCCCGGTCCCGTTTTCAAGCACCGTTTCTCCCCAAGAATAATTAGCCAGCGTTGTCGTAGTGGCGATTGAGTTCTGCGCGATCCCCGTAAGTCTTGATTGGACGGTCTGCGAATCATCCGCGTTGGTCGTGGCGATAACTGTCGGATGAGGCAATGTCCCTGTGCTGTAAGTTGTGCCTACTGTTCCCGCACCGTTAATCGCGGCTTTCAAGTTGTCCAAAAATGTTGCCTCACTGGTTTTCCACAAAACCTGATAAGGAATTGCGGGTAATCCGTGCGTTTCGGCCAAGCTGGTAACTGCGGTGTAGGTAATATCACCGATAGTTATCGTTGCCGCGGTTGTGGCAACGCCACCAGCCATTTTGCTAGCTCCCCAAGCATAGTTGGCCAATGTCGTTGTCGTTGCGATTGCATTCGCCGCCGTGCCGATAACCTTTGCCACGATAGTCTGTTCGGTATCGCTGTTTGTGGTGGCGATAACATCGGCGTGAGCTACTGTTCCCGCGCTATAATTAGTCCCCGCCGTGCCGGTGCCGTTGATAGCAAGTTTTAAATTATCAAGAAATGTTGCCTCATCGGTTTTCCACAAAACATAATTGGCAACCGCGGGTAATCCGTGCGTTTCAGGCAATGCCAACACCGCCGTATATACCGTTGTGCCGATAGTAATTGTCGCGGCGGTTGTGGCAACCCCACCAGCCATTTTGCTAGCGCCCCACGCGTAATTTGCGAGAGTAACAGTGGTCGCATAGTTGTTTGCCGCCGTGCCGATTGTCCGGGCAACGATAACCTGCGTGGTATCAGTGTTGGTTGTGGCAATGACGGTCGTATGCGCCGTTGTGCCGGTGCTATACTCACTTCCCGCCGTGCCGGTGCCGTTAATGGCCTTTTTAAGGTTATCCAAAAATACCGCTTCGCTGGTTTTCCACAAAACCTGATTCGCAACCGCCGTCAACCCGAAAGATTCGGTCAACTCTTTTACCGCCGTATAGGTTGTGGTGTTAATCGTTATTGTCGCCGCGGTGGTTGCCACGCCTCCGGCCATTGTTGTCGCTCCCCAAGACAACGATGCATCGTTATCCGTGGTCGCATAGTTGTTTGCCGCCGTGCCGATTGTCC